TCCAGCTCTCCATCCCCGATGACATAGATTCCTCCGTCCTTATCAATCTGGATGTGATAGTCACTCCAAAACTGCCCATAGTGTCCTGCCGTCCAATGTAGGTATACTTTGGTCTCTCGTCCCAGTACGTGTGCGGCGCCCTGCAACAGCTCACGATAGAACATCGCAAGACTTTCAAGTTCTGCCGGCGTAACGCGCGACATCATGGGTTTACTTAGTACACGGCTCATTCTTTTCCCTCCCTTTGCTGTTTTGTGATAACAGATCGTCCCAAAAAGCCGATCAGTCCCGAAGTCACATTACTCGACAGTTCCGGACTGCCATAGAAAATAGATAAGATTGCGACAATCACAAGTCCGGAACCGACCATCCAATCGACAGGCGGCAATAAATCAGGTTTACTCATACATTCACCTCCCTCCAAGCAGCCATGTAAGGAACGTGGCAAAGACGCCGACGATGGTGGTGCTCATCCCTATTGCCCAGCAAACGTCCCGCTTAAAGTCGTCAATCCTCTTGTGTGCCAATTGCAGCGATGCACTCATTCCTGCGACTTCCTGCGCAATGTCCGCAAGCTGTTTGCGGCACTCAGGATGCTCCCGTTGGATGGCTTCCAGCCGCGCTTCAATGCGTGTGAGCCGTTCAAAGTATTCTTGCTCCATACATTCCCCCTCTCTTATCCCTTTCTGCCGTTTTTGCCAATAGAAAAAGCCGCTGTCTTGAGCGGCTCTTTCTACAGACATTCTTACTCTTTGGCGGCTTCTTTTTCTGCGATGTGTAGGGCGACATCTTCCCGATAGATTTCGGGGACTACTTTTTGCCCTTCTGTTTTTTCATCTTCGCTGATGGCGTATTTGCCGGCGCGGACAAGGTACGCATAGATGGGGATCATGTAGGCGTGCTTTTTCATGTTATTCACCTCCTTTCAAGTTTTTTATCGCCGCCTCAAGTTCATCGAGACGGGCTTCCTGTGTCGCCATTGCCTCGAATACGGCAAGACGCTCCTCATCGACGGGTACCCCCTCAGGCGCTTCCTCTTGTGGTTTTTCTTTGATTTCCTCGCCGACAAGGCAGATGCTCGTAAAACTGAGGGGTAGAGCACTCTCTATAACGCGCTCCCCTCTTGTAGCAAGGTCACTTGTGTCGGGGGCAAAATCACAAGAACCAATGCAATTCCCATTTTTGTCAAAAATGTAAAACATATCACTTCACCCCAATTACGATATAATTTGCAGTTCCGCTCCCTTTGTCACCGGAGCATTTTACAATGCGGCCATCTGTATAACAACGGACTGCCCCGCCTGAAACGGAATTGATGCCAACAAACCACTTGCACTGTCCCTCACTATATCCACTCGGGAGCGGCAATGTGCTATCATGCGCGATCTGTCCGGTAATGATGGTGATCTGTGCCTTGATTTCATCTTTTACTTGGCCAAATGTTTTCCCCGCGAATTTTGTGGCGTTTTCTGCTGTCCCTGTGAGATCTCCTTCAAACCCTCCGCCCCCTGCTGTTATTTTCCCTGCCGTATAGAGACTGCCGCCGTTGGTGATCTCCACTACGCCGTTTTTGTTCATTTCGAGTCCGCTGTCATACCCAAAGTTTATGCGCGGTACTGTAAGTGCTCCCGTCATGGTGTCGCCGCTCTTGCTGACTTTTGCAGCAATCATTTTATTGATGTTTGCCGCAAAATTGCTGTCGTTTCCAAGTGCTGTTGTAAGGTCACGCAACGTCTTTAACATGGCCGCACTTGATCCAACCAGATCGGCCACAGCAGTCGCGACGAATTCTGTGGTGGCAATCTGACCGTTGTTTGTACCTTTTGCCGCCGTTGGTGCCATCGGTGTCCCGGTGAGCGCCGGGGATTTCGTATTTGCTTTTCCGCTGACAATCTCAGCTTTTGCCTGATCGAATGTTTTCCCCGCGAATTTTGTGGCATTATCTGCTGTTCCAACAACATCTCCCTCAAAGCCGCCCACTGCTGTTATTTTCCCTGCCGTATAGAGACTGCCCCCGTTGGTGATCTCCACTACGCCGTTTTTGTTCATTTCAAATCCGCTGTCATAGCTAAAATTAAGACGAGGAACTGCAAGTGCTCCCGTCATGGTGTCGCCGCTCTTGCTGACTTTTTTGCAAGATAATCCTGCAATATTTTTATTGTTACCAGTCCTGCGGGGTCACTACATTTCTTGTGCTTCGGTTTTTGTTGCGCAGTCTTTCTCTGCAAAGCGAAACGCCGCAAGAACAGTATATTCCCGTACATCAGAACCAAATATATCCGGACGCTGTGCAAACTCCTCGGCGGTATAAATATCCTCCGTCGTATCAATCCTTCTCGCCTGTTCGGAGAACTTTGTAAATTCCTCGGCGGTATGGACATCCTCCAATACTGCCGTGCCTTTTACTTTTTCATTCATGGATGCTCCTCCTTAATGCCATCCAACACGATGGATTCCATGCGCATATATGGGTCGCCTGAGCAGTCCATACTGCACGCTGATTCGTAATTGCCCCGTAAGTTCGTCTCCCGCTGCATCGCCCTTGATCTGCTTGATAAACATCGGCGAATCGTCAAGCATGGTGATCTCTCCCGCAAAGGATAGCGCCTGAACAAACTGTTCCAGCCACGCGATACGATCACGCACAGATGGGGCAAATAGATGAACAATGATTTCAGTGTTCATCCAGACAACCGAGTTCGTCTCACGATCTACCGTCGTCACGCCTTTACTGAAGTAGATCGCAGGTCGCTCTCGTGTCGGCTCAAAAATGCCACGCAGCCACGCTCTTCCGATAACAACAACTCGCTCACACCACTTCTCCGCATAATGACACGCAGCTATGATCGGATCAGGGTCGCTCGTTTCAAGGAGCGGGTACTCATAGATGTCGAAGCTCACCGTCATGCATACAATCATCGGCTCACGATCACCGATCGTCTCCTTGAACACCTGCGTCTCTTTCCACTTTGCCGAAAACGTCTCTCCGACATCCGGCGTAAAGAACACCCCTGCAAGAGCATCACGCACGAACGGCTCAATCTCCTCGGGGGGCGTACCCGTCGTACTGCACGCAATATCCACGAACATGACTTTGCGGCGATCTCGCGCGGGGTCTGCAAATGTGTCTGCCGAGAACACAATACGCGGGTACTGCGCATCTCCCCACATCTCGTCTTTATCATCCGGTGCTTCTTGAAAAAAGATTGCCGGCATACCGCCGAATGTGGCGAGCTTTTCAGAAAGCGCTGCGCTCTCTACGAGGCGCTTCCGTACAAGGGCTTCAATCGTAGCCATTTGTCATCTCCACTTTTTCGACAGATGCCAAATCTCGGCTGTGTGCAATCGCCCATTCACCGTTTTGGATTTCTTGCGCACGAATCGTAAAGTACCGTGTTGCGCGGTGAATTTTCGGCAAATAGACGATTTGCGCCTTTTCAGCGCAAATATAAACGACAATTCCGTTTATATGCTCTTTCCATGTGCGATGACGTGCCCGCACAAAGTCTCCTACTCCAATCTTCTCAAGATCAAAGAGAGGGGATTCCTTTGTGATAACAAGCGCCATTTATCTCACCTCGCCGAATATGCCGACAATCTCAGGCGTGGCATGGTTGATGATTCTCTGCCGAAAGGGACGCGCCTTCATGCGTGCCGTACCGCTTTCAAGTGCAGCGGCGTACGGCATATCGCTCTTGATACGGCACGTAATCCTCACGCCTTTGCCGGTGCTCTGGGAAAGAACAAATCTGCGCCAATTACGACGCAAATTTCCGGTGTCCGGTGCGGGGGGTGCGCCGGGGATAGATGCGGTGTGTATGCCTTTTGCGCCGCGTTTGTAGACACGTCCCGCACCGTTCTTCCCGAGCACATCATAAGCTGAATTCTGCATGGCATTAGTCGCTCGAAAAGCACGGGCACACGCTTGTGTATTTACATTCTGTACTTCGTCATGAACCTCAGCTTCTACGGAACGGATTACCTGATTTACGCTACTCAATACGATCACTCCTTTCTTCAACGTAATAAATCGTAAAAATACCGAGGATAGAGGCGTCATCCACGCCGCGTACATAAAAATAACGATTGTTATGGACAAGCCTGTCTCCCGGCTTCGCTGCGGGTTCGCCGTAATGCTGCACAATGGTATGTGTCACAGGATGCTGCAACGCTTTCCACCGTACGATCTCCGAGGTCTTAGCATCCGAAAGGACACCACGCACGACATTGAACGTCGGCATGAATACAGCTTGCGGTCTGCCGCTCTCTGCGGTTTTCATCTGTTTGCGTTCCACCTTGAATTGGTGAAACAAGCTGCCCGGTCTTAGGTACAAGGAAATCACCCCCTGCCCTGATGGTTGTCATGCATACCCTCGTAGAAATATGGAGGACGGTGCTTCGTTCCCGGCATCTCAGGCAGAGAACCGACTACCGATAGTTCCTTTTTCAGTTCCTCATAGAGCGTTTTCCACTGCGCGTATCGCTGACTAAGCGACCACTGGACGGGACCAGACTTTGTATCAACCTCGGGAGCGAAACGGTAGAGTACGCTCTTTATCAGCTCAAACTTTGCACGTCGCCACGCGTGTGGGAATGCCGTAATGACCGCCATGATTTCCTCATCTGTGAGGAGTGCCGTTTTATCCGGCTCCTCCACAAGCACATCGCCAAGTTCAAACCGCATCTGGTTGATGCCGCCATCCGCAATCTGTGCGCCGTCATATGTAAATGATCTCGACATGACTACTCAGCCTTGCGTCGGCCACGCTGCTTTGGCTGCTCCTCGTCCTTATCCTCATCGGGCTCTGTGTTGCCACCGTTCATCTGCTGTCCCTCGGAACTGTCTCCTACAGTATCTCTTACAGATTCGTTGAGCCGGTTGGCGATTTCCTCAAAGCCAACGGTGATAATCCCCATCTGATGTAGGGCCTCAGCCCTTTCGGGAAGAACCTTCTCCTGTGGGATCGAATCCCCGATTTTATAGTCCGTGCCGCCGAAGCGGCACGGTTTCAACGCAATAAAAACCATGATGGAGAACCTCCCGTTAATCGACGCAGTTCTTGAGGAATACTGCGAGGTCGTCGCTCGTCTTCTTCATATCCGTTGCAATCAGCCCTTCGATGAACTCCGTGTGATCCGCAGGTGCTCCCTCAAACTGACTGGTCGCAATGTACTGCCCGTTGCCGAGCATATCCCACGCGAAGATGTAGCCCGCTGACGGCTCATCAATCTGAGGCGTATCCGTCGTGTAGCAGAGAAGCGCCGCCTTGCTGTCGCAGATGTACTGCATCTTCTCGTCCATACCTGCCTCTGCTGCGTTATAGGTGGAATCGAGAACAACGACCTGCTGCACGCCAAAGAGCTGCGCAAGTACCTGCTCCGTTACAACGGCGGGATTTGCCGTTGTTCCCGTGTACTTGATGCGTTCCATGATGAAGTGGTTGCTCTTGAGCTTTGCGAACACGTCCACACCGAGTGCGAGCTTATTCGGCCTCCTGCGACCAACGCGGCGAATCTCATTGATAAGCCCATCAAACAGCGTCACAGGGTCACAGTTGCTGTCGTCGAACTTGAGGAACTTCTTTTGCGAGGCATTTGCCGCAGCCGCGCCTTCCCACTCGTTTCGCCAGACGCCCGCCTTAAAGAAGTTCTTCGCAAACAGGAGATCCTGATGCAGATTCATCTGCTCTGCGACAAACTTCACCTTTGCACGGCGCGGGTCTGCCGCTCCCGGCGCAGCCGAGCGCGTATAATCGAGTGCCGAAATCTTGTCGATACCAACAAGGACCTGATCGACCTTGCACGCATACGTCTTATCTGTCAGTCCCATGACGGCAGGTGCGACATGACCGAACGCTGGTTTTCTCTGCACATTGTCGCGTGCGAGATCGCCCTTGCTGAACTCGTAGTAATAGCTGGACGAAAGCCCTACAGGGCACACCGGGAACAGCGATCGCGCCGCATACTCCCCTTTCTGGAAGTACGCCATACTCATATTCGAGAGATAGGCGTTCGGCTTCCACGTCCCCGCTGCCTTTTTGATCTCAATATCTTTTACAGAAAGTGCCATTTCAAATCCTCCCTTGTTAGGACTTCATAAATCCCGACTTCGTGATCTGTACCTTCACTGTCTGCCCCTTTGTGGAGCAGTCCTCAAGTGCGAACCCGAGAATGAACTTCCCTGCCGCTGCTTTGATTGCAAGCCCCTCTGCATCAGAGGTGAGCGGATCGCCCGCCGCAAACGCA